TTGAATCTAGTTTTGATTTTGAAGATTTTTCTATGGTAGAATATTATACTATTTTACCTACAAATTTACCTAATCATTTTTGTCCTTGGATTCAAATATCAAATAATAAAGAAAGTAAAACTATTATATACACTGTTGAAAAAAATGATGTAGAAATTATTAACAGAGATATATTTGTTTATGGTAAATACCAATTTTGGGATATGATTAAATATAATTTAAATGATAATTTTGTAGTTACATTTAAAATATATGATTCAGTTACTAATAATCTTGTTAATACTTATACATTTGAGTTAAATAAAGATTATTTTGAAAATAAAATAAAAAACAATGGTTTATTTACATGGAAGGGAGATTTACATTATTTAAATGATCCTAAAGTTAAAATAATGCATTTAGTTACTGAACCAGAAACCAACCCAAAAGAAATTCGTTCAGTAGAAAATATTAAAAATTTTTGTGAGTGGATGGATATTAAATACGAGCAACGTGTAAATAAAATATGGACAGAAATGCCTCCTATAGATACTTGTGCCCGTCCAGAAGTTGTTCAAGATAAACCAGGTTATTATAAATTAGCACCAGGACATTATGGGTGTTATTTAGCTCATAGAAATGCTATTTGTGCTGAAGATAATACAGAATATGATTATGTTGTAATAATAGAAGGAGATACAGTAATTGATAGTAATTTTGTAGAACTATTTGATTCATTAATTAGATTTAATAAATTATCTCATCAAACAGACATGGATGTTATAGGTTTTGGTAATCCTTGGCAAAATAGAGATTTAAATGGTCCTAAAATAGAGGATATTTGGACTGATGTAACACCATTTATACCTGCTCAATCATATTTAATAACACAAAACAAAATTAATAAAATTAAACATTTATTAGAAAATACTCCTTGGGATGCTATTGATTTATGGATGTGTAATGTAGCTAAATTAAGAATAGGCACAGCAGAAAAAATTTATACCAAACACCTTCCAGGATATAGTATTATAGAACAAACAGTTAAAGACGGAAAAACAGATAACCCATTAATATTTTTAGAAGAATGAAAATTTGCCAAGTAGACCCAGGATGCGGTATTCCTATCCCACCACCAGCATGGGGTGCCATAGAAAAAATAGTATGGGAATTTCATAATAATATAAACAAACTAGGCCATACATCACAAATTAATATGGCAGGTTATATTAATCAAGGTGAATATGATATAGTTCATTGTCACGTAGCTAATTTAGCTAATCAGTTAGCCGAACAAGGTATACCGTATATCTACCAACTACATGACCACCACGTAGTTCACTATGGTAAAGATTCTCATGTTTATAAAGAAAATTTAAAGGCAATTGAAGGTTCACTTATATCTTTAATGCCTGCTAGATTTTTAGTTGATTATTTTGAAAGTGATAAATGTGTTTATTTTTCTCATGGTGTAAACACCGATGATTTTTATCCTATTTCTAAAGATAAACCTACTGAACCAAAATTACTAATGGTAGCAAATAATGGTTTAGGGGGTAATCAAGCTTTTGATAGAAAAGGATTTACATTTGGGTTAGGATTAGCAGCATTAAATAATTTACCTATTACAATAGCAGGCCCTTCATCAAATAAATACTTTTTTAATGAACATTTATGGATGTTAACTTATCCTAAATTAAACTTGGTTTTTGATTTACCTAATAATAAATTACTAGAATTGTATCATGAACACGATATATTTGTTCATCCAACAATATTAGAAGCAGGACACCCTAATTTAACAATGGTAGAGGCAGCAGCCGCTGGTTTACCTATAATTGCGGATTGGGAACATGCTACTGATTTTCATGGTGCATGGAGAGCTCCTCGTAATGTATTTGAAATGGATAGGGGTTTAAAAGATATTTTAGAAAATTGGAATAGCTATAGAATTAGATCTATCAACACAGGCAAACAATTAAGTTGGGAAAACAGAACTAAAGATTTATTACAAATATATAAACAATTTATATGAAAGAAGTTTTAATACAAGAATACAACAATTTACAACAATTAAACTTACCCTATAAACAAAACGAAAATAAATTTTTTATTAATTTTGTTCAAGGAGCTAAATGTGAAATCTCAGGTGATATTCAAAAATCATATATTGTTAAATTTATTGATACTAAGTTTGATAAAGTAATTCATGAAAGTGAAATTACTAATAATATGTGGACCAAAACATCTATTCAATATTTTGTATGGTGGAGAGTAGAAGTTTATGATAAAGAAACAGAGGAATTAGTATTTGAACATGATTTTAACCTTAAAAATAAAAGAGTATACATTCATTTAGATTCATCAGCTATTGGAGATACTTTAGCTTGGTTTCCTTATATTGATGAGTTTAGAAAAAAACACAATTGTCATGTTGTGTGTTCTACTTTTCATAATAAATGGTTTAAAGATGAATACCCTGAATTAGAGTTTGTGGAACCAAGTACAGAAGTATTTGATTTATATGCTATGTATACTATTGGATGGTATTACGATGATGATAGAAAAGTAGTTGATACTAAAATTCCTATTGAATTTAAACAACACCCCTTAGGACAAACCTCAACTTCAATTTTAGGACTAGAATATTTTGAATTAAGACCAAAATTGTCATTACCTAAAAAATCAAGACAAATTGAAGGAAAATACGTTGTAATAGCTCCTCATGCTTCAGCTCATGCTAAGTATTGGAATCATCCTGGAGGATGGCAAGCAGTAATTGATTACTTAAACGATAAAGGTTATAAAGTAGTAATGATTACAAGTGAAAAGTTAGGAGATGTTTGGCATGATTCTAAACTTGGAGGAACATTAAAAGGAGTAATTAATAAAACAGGTAATTATCCTATTGAAGATAGAATGATTGATATGAAATACGCTGATGCTTTTATAGGCGTTGGTAGCGGATTATCTTGGTTAGCATGGTCAATAGGTACACCAGTAATAATGATTTCAGGATTTAGTGAACCTTATACTGAATTTTTAGAATGTGAACGTGTATTTAATTACGACCCTAATGTATGTACAGGATGTTTTAATAAACATTGGTTAAATCCTGGTGATTGGGAGTGGTGTCCTGAACATCAAAATACACCAAGACATTTTGAATGTACAAAAACTATAAAACCTGAGCAAGTAATTGTGTCAATTGATAAAATCCTGAATATTTATTAATGATATGGCATTAACTCTTTCCACAACCGGTATAGTAGACGGACAACTAATTACCGCTGCCCAAATTTCACAAAGTATAGACGCTTTAACAGGTGCTGAAGCTTATGACATAACAATATCAGGTTCATTAAAACTAACAGGTAGTGTATCCTCACAAAATGGATTTACAGGAAGTTTGTTAGGTACAGCTTCGGTAGCAATATCTTCCTCAGTTGCTGTTACATCTTCTAGAGCCCTTAGTGCTTTAAATGCTGATACAGTAGATATTGATAATATTCCTACAACCAATGCAGGTTTTTTAGTTACTTTTGTTGCCAAAGATTCTTCATACCCAGCAAGTAGAGCAATTAATATTGATTCAGGTTCTGATGGTTCAGGATTATGGTATAATCCTAGTAACAATTCATTAACAGCATCTTATTTTGAAGGTACTGCTTCTTTTGCTGTATCCGCTTCTATTGCTACATCAGCAAGTTATGCATCAAATGCTAGTAATGTTACTTACACTTATATAGGTATAGATGATATAACTTATTCTTCATCAGCTGCTCCTTACCCAGTACAAAATACTACTCCAAACCAAATTTATGTATCACAATCAGCTCCTCCATTTCAATTAGCTTTACAGTTTGGTACCGGAAATAATGGACAAATAATTAATTTTACTCCATACTATGAAGCAACTAGCTTAATTTTATCAAATATAGAAATTACATCATCTGTGTTTATTTATGGTTCAAATGGAAATAAAATCAACCCAAGTGTTCCAGCTACAGCAAATAATTTATTTACAGGAGTAGGAAATGTTAATAACTTAACTTTTCAATACATTTCAACCCCTTCAGGATTTTTAACTTCTGGATGGTATTTAATAAATGTTAATCAAAACTAATATAATATAAAATGGAAAAACAAATAGTTACACCTGAAGAGTTACAAACTTTAAGAAATTTACAAACAAAAAGAGACAAACTAACAATTGATTTTGGTTATGTTGAATTCCAAATTCAAGAATTAGAACTACAAAAAGAAACATTGGTTGACCTTTTAACTCAATTAAAACAAGAAGAGATACAAGTTAGCCAAGAGATTACAAGCAAATATGGTAAAGGATCTGTTGATTTAAGCAATGGAGAATTTACCGTTATGGATTAATTTTTGAACCCTTCTATAATATTTATTATAGAATAAAATACAATAATTAATTTAGAACATGGCTACAAATACATTAATATCTCCTGGCGTATTATCATTAGAGAACGACCAGTCGTTTGTATCACAACAACCTGTAACCGTAGGAGCGGCAATTATAGGACCCACTGTTAAGGGTCCTGTAGAACAACCTACGATTGTTACTACTTGGAGCGATTACCAAAACAAATTTGGTACTACTTTTGTAAGTGGAGGTGCGGTTTACTCTTACTTTACCTCTATAGCAGCTTATAACTACTTTTTAAATGGTGGTGAAACATTATTAGTAGCTAGAGTAGCAAGCGGTTCCTTTACCTCAGCTTTCACTTCAGGTTCAGCCGCTAATGGTTCAGCAATTGTGAACATCAGTGGAACTTTAGCCCTTCAGTTAAAAACTATTTCTGAAGGTACTATAATGAATAGTTCAAGTTCATTAGACGCTAGTGGTTCTTTAGTTTCAGGTTCATCTGATAATATTAGATGGCAAATTGCTAACGCTGATACATCATCAGGTACTTTCTCATTAATTATTAGACAAGGTAATGATACAACAAACGATCAAGTTGTATTAGAAACTTGGACTGGTTTATCAATGGATCCAACAGCTCCTAATTATGTATCTAAAGTTATTGGTGATCAGTACAAATCATATGTTAGCGCAGATAACCAAATTGAAGTATTTGGAACTTATCCTAATGCCTCAAGATATGTTTATGTAGCATCTGTGTCAACCCCAACACCTTTCTATTTTGATAATGCTGGTTTTGCTAAAAACCAATTTACAGGATCTATTCCAGCAAATGCAAGTGGTTCGTTCACTGGAGCAACTGGTGATTTATTCTATGGAGGTGCTAACAAGTATTATAACGGAATTGTAAGTAACGCTGCAAATATTCAAGGTATTAGTGCTAGTAACTATACTAACATGGTTGCTTTATTAGCAAACCAAGATGATTATAGATTTAACGTATTATTAACTCCTGGTTTATTTGGTAGTGAAGCTGGATTAGGTGCTTCTCAAGTAAATACTATCATCAACAACACAATGAATAGAGGTGATAATATCTACGTTACAGATTTAGTACCTTATAGCTCAAGTATTACAACAGTAACTGCTCAAGCAAATGCTAAAAATACTTCATATGCTGCTACTTATTGGCCTTGGGTTCAAACAATTGATCCTTCATCTGCTCAATTAGTATGGGTACCTGCTTCAACAATGGTAGGAGGTGTTTATGCTTATAACGATACAGTAAGTGAACCTTGGTTTGCACCTGCTGGTATTAATAGAGGTGGATTAAGCACAGTAGTAAGAGCTGAAAAGAAATTATCTCAAGCAAACAGAGATACTTTATATAGTAACAAAGTTAACCCAATCGCAACATTCCCAGGAACTGGAGTTGTAGTATATGGTCAGAAAACATTACAAACAAAAGCTTCTGCTCTTGATCGTGTAAACGTTCGTCGTTTGTTAATTTCTCTTAAATCTTACATTGGTCAAGTTGCTAATAACTTAGTGTTTGAACAAAATACAATTGCTACAAGAAATCAATTCTTAGCTCAAGTTAATCCATACTTAGAATCAGTACAACAACGTCAAGGTTTGTATGCTTTCAAAGTAATCATGGATGATAGTAACAACACCGCTGATGTAATTGATAGAAACCAATTAGTAGGTCAAATTTACTTACAGCCAACTAAGACTGCTGAATTCGTTTACTTGAACTTCAACATCTTACCAACTGGAGCAACTTTCCCAGCATAATTTTTTAAAAGTTGAATATTTATAACAAAATAAAATAATTAAAACAAAATGGCAATCTTAGATCCAAACGAAATATTTTTCACCGCCTTTGAACCAAAACAGGCAAACCGATTCATCATGTATGTAGATGGTATTCCATCTTATATAATCAAAGCAATATCTGCTGTAACGTTCGAACAAGGTGAAGTAGTGTTAAACCATATAAACGTTTATACCAAAGTAAAAGGTAAAACTAAGTGGAACGATTTAACAATGACACTATTTGATCCTATTACCCCATCAGGTGCTCAAGCAGTAATGGAATGGGTACGTTTACATCACGAATCAGTAACTGGTAGAGATGGTTATAGCGATTTTTATAAGAAAGATTTAACTATCGATGTATTAGGTCCTGTAGGTGATATTGTTAGTGAATGGATTATCAAAGGTGCGTTTATTC